AGGTAGATAATGGCAAAAATATCAAAAGGTTTTGTACCACACGAAAGAATGCCTAAAAAGACATCACAAGGCACAAGTAATAGAGTAAAAAAATCATCAATGAACAAAAGTAAAAAAAGATCGTTCAAAGTTTACAACTCACAAGGTAGATAATGCCAGCTGTAAGTAGATTTGGGGATATTTTGGCAACAGGACACGGTTGTGATACAATATCTACATTACTAATACCTTTACAATCTACTGTGAGAGTAAATGGTATTTTGGCTTCAGTTGTAGGAACACCTGTAGCACCACATACCATTACTAATCCAAGTCCACCTCCTGCGTGTATTCCTCACCCCAATCAAAAACTTAATAGAGGTTCTGCCACGGTAAGAATACAAGGTATACCTGTCGGAAGAGTAGGAGATTCAGCAGATTTAGGTATTATGTTAACTGGAAGTTCTAACGTAAACGCTGGTTAATCGTGTATAAATATTGGTATGCCTAGTTATAGTGTAGAAAATGTATCTAACAATTCTAAAAGAGCAAGTCGAATATACAAAGACTTGGATTTAGATTTCGGTAGAAATACTGTAACTAATGATGTAAATAAATTGACTGATGTACAAGCAGTTAAAAGAAGTGTTAGAAATTTAATTCAGACTAATCACTTTGAAAGACCATTCCACCCAGAGATTGGTGGTAATGTAAGAGCATTATTATTTGAACCAGTTACCCCATTGACTGCTCTTAACTTACAAAGAAAAGTTGAAGAAGTTTTAAATAACTTTGAACCAAGAATTAAATTAACACAAATTATAGCAAGACCTGATATAGATGGTAATAGATACCAATTAGAAATTAAATTTTATGTAATAGGAATTAGTAATCCAATTACAGTTGAAACATTTTTAGAAAGATTAAGATAAAATGGCAAGTAATAAATTAGAAGTATCGGAATTAGATTTTGATAGTATAAAAAGTAATCTAAAAACATTTTTACAAAATCAATCGGAGTTCCAAGATTATGACTTTGAAGGTTCTGGTTTTGCTGTTCTATTAGACGTACTTGCTTACAATACTCATTACCTAGGTTTTAATGCTAATATGTTGGCAAATGAGATGTACTTGGATAGTGCTGATATTAGAAAAAATATTGTATCATTGGCAAAGATGTTAGGTTACACACCAACATCACCAAAGTCACCAACAGCATCAATTGATATTTTATTAAACAATGCATCAGGCGCTTCTGTTACAATGGCTAAAGGTACAACTTTCACAACTTCAGTTGATGGAACATCTTATCAATTTGTTACAAATGCTTCTCATACAATTACACCAAGTTCAGGTGTTTACCAATTTTCAAATATTCCAGTTTATGAAGGTACTTTAGTTACGTTTAAATATACAGTTGATAGTACAGATGTTGACCAAAGATTTATTATACCAAGTGTAAATGCTGATACTTCCACTTTAAAAGTACAAGTTCAAAATTCAGTTTCTGATACAACAACTACATCTTGGACACAAGCTTCAGGTTTTACTTCTTTAAACGACACATCAAAAGTTTATTTTTTACAAGAAGGTGAAGATGGTAAGTTTGAAACTTATTTTGGTGATGGTATTATAGGTCAATCTTTACTAGATGGTAATATTGTTATATTAGAATATATTGTTTCTAACAAAGCTGAAGCGAATGGTGCTTCTACATTTACATTATCAGGAAGTGTTGGTGAATTTACTAATGTTACAATTACAACAGACTCAAGTGCTCAAGGTGGAGCAGAGGCACAAACAAAAGAATCAATTAGATACAACGCACCACTACAATATGCAAGACAAGATAGAGCAGTTACAACTTCTGACTATGAAACACTAGTACAGGAGTTATATCCAAATGCTCAATCAGTTTCAGCATGGGGTGGCGAAGATGATGAAACACCTGTTTATGGTGTAGTAAAGATTGCGATTAAAGCAGCATCAGGTTCTACATTAACAGATGCTACAAAACAAAGTATCGTATCTCAATTACGAAAATATAATGTTGCTTCTGTTAGACCAATAATTATTGATCCAGAAACAACTTCTATTATTTTAACTTCAAATATAAAGTATGACGAAAAGGCAACAACAAAAAATACTAATACTTTAAAATCAGAAATTACAACAGCAATTTCAAATTACAATACAAACACATTACAACAATTCGATGGTGTGTTTAGACACTCAAAAATTACAGGATTAGTTGATGATGTTGATAATAGTATCTTATCCAACGTAACAAGTTTATTAGTTAGAAAAACATTTACTCCAACGATAAGTTCATCAACAAGATATGACATTTATTTTAGAAACGGTATATTCAATCCACATACAGGTCACAAGTCAGGTACTGGTGGTGTAATTACTACATCAGGTTTTAAAGTACCAAATGATGAAAAAGTTTATTTCCTTGATGATGATGGTAATGGTAATATAAGAAGATATTATTTTGTAGGTGCTGTAAGAACATATGTTAATACAACACAAGGAACAGTTAATTATACTACAGGTCAAATCACTATTAACTCATTAACAGTTGCATCAGTAGAAAATATAAGAGGCGCTTCATCTACTATTATTGAAGTAACTGTCGAGCCAGCTTCATATGACATTGTTCCTGTAAGAGATCAGATTTTAGACATTGATACAGCAAACTCAACAATCACAGTTGAGGTAGATACTTTCGTAGGAGGTTCTGCTGACGCTGGTATAGGTTATACAACAACATCTAACTACTAATGGCAAAGTTCACAGACAAAATATCTAACCTGATTAATCAACAGGTTCCCGAGTTCGTACTCGAACAACACCCAAAATTTTTAGAGTTCTTAAAAACTTATTATACATTCATGGAGTCAGCTGAATTAGGGGTTACTTCAGTTCAGATAACAGATGGTATTCAATTAGAAACCGAAACAGCTCAAACAAATGAATTAATTTTAGACGGTTCTCGTTTAGATACAGATAAAACACAATTAGATGCTGGTGATAAAATACTTTTAGAAAGCTCTGCGTTTGGTAAGTTTACTAGAGGCGAAACAATAACAGGTCAGACATCAAACGCTACCGCAACTATTCTAGCAGAAGATTTAAATAACGATAGACTTTTTATTTCAGCACAAGATAAGTTTATAGAGGGTGAAGATGTTGTAGGTAATAGTTCAAATGCAACAGCCGTTATTAATAATTATAAACCTAATCCAGTACAAAGTATACAAGACCTATTAAACTTTAGAGATCCTGATAAAGTAATATCTAATTTTTTAACAAAGTTTAGAAATGAGTTTTTAAATACATTACCTGAAACTTTGAGTAACGGTGTTGATAAAAGAAAATTAATTAAAAATATTAAATCACTTTATCAAGCAAAAGGAACAAATAGAGGACACGAATTATTTTTTAGATTGTTATTTGGATTAGAATCTGAAACAATTTATCCAAGAGAAAATATTTTAAGAGCATCAGATGGTAAATGGGATACAAGAAAGATATTAAGAGCTATTGGAACAACCGGCAATACTTTAGATTTAATAGGTCGTACAATAGAAGGTGAAACATCAGAAGCAACAGCAATTGTAGAAAATGTGTTTAAGTTTCAAATTGGTGCTAACGAAGTTACTGAGTTTGTTCTAAATGATGATACTCTATCTGGTACTTTTCAAACAAGTGAAGTTATTAGAGGTACAGAAAATGATGACGAAGACATTTACATAAAAGCAGTTATTACAGGTATTCCATCAACACCCTCTATTACAAATGATGGTAGTTTATATAGTGAAACTGATTCAGTTACAGTTACCGGTGGAGGACAAAGTGCAATTATTCAGGTTGATGCTATAGGTAGAGGTGGTATAGAAGAAATTATTATTGACAATGCTGGTTCTGGCTATGAAATTGGTGATGACTTAGTTTTCACAAATACTGATACTGGTGGAGGTTCAGCAACAGCAAAAGTATCAGTTGTTAATGGTGGTATTGCTCCTGAAGCAAATACAACTGGAATGGACGCAACAGATCATATCGTATTAGAAGACGAAACCACAAGAGGTGATTCTTATACAGGAAATAAAATTGTACAAGAGAGTAATACAGGATCAGGTGATGTAACTGATATTAGAATTATATCTAAAGGAAATAATTATCAATCATTGCCGTCTGTTGAAGTAGATGACACCAATGGTTCTAGTGCTATTATTTATGCATACGGAGATCAGATAGGTAGAATACAAAGTTTAAAAGTATTATCATCTGGAGCTGGTTATGAGGCTTCCCCTACTCCTCCTACATTAGCACTTCCGAGTTATTTAATTATAGCTAATGTATCAGGAACATTTATTGCAGGAGATACAATAACAGGTTTGGATACAAGTTCTACTATTGTTACTGCAACAATTGTATCTTATTCATCTAATACTGGTATATTAAAAGTTTCAAGCCCAACTGGTCAGTTTGCCGAAACCACAACTATAACATCAAGTAACTCATCAACGGCTACTGTAAGTAAGAATAATTTAGGAACAGCAACAATTAATGTTGGTGCTGTAATTGATACAGATGGTACTTACATAAACCAAGATGGTCACGTTTCTGAAACATCAATGCGAATACAAGATAGTTTGTATTATCAAGATTTTTCTTATGTTATAAAAGTTGGACGTACAATTAATGATTGGCGAGATAGCTTTAAAAAGACAGTTCACTCTGCTGGTTTTTATTTTACAGGACAAGTTAATATTGAAACAACGGTATCTGCAGAGATACAAAGAACAATTGGTATTAATTCAAATACAGATTTTGAACAAGTTGCCGTAATAGTAAATACATTATTTTCAACAATCTTTGGAAGAAGATTAGGAACAAATACTGATGGAACAACTTTAAGAGTAACTCCACAATTAGGTGTTGATCCTAATTTTGATGATTCAACGAGCGATCACTTTACATCTAATACAAGAGATTTAACGTTGACACAATCAATTACTTTAAGAGATATACTAATAAAACAATTAACAACCATTAGAGGAAATAATACAAGATATGGTGTTCCTGTTGCAGGTCCTACATTAAAAAGTATCAACCAATTAATTTTAGGACAAAACTTTGCTAATCAAGTGACTATCGCACAACTAAATGCGTTAACACTAATGGGAACAAAAAATACAAGTATAGATGGTGAACCGGTATTATTATCAGATTATCCGTTTAAATTAAAAACTAATTTTGCTATACCATCTGAAATATGGCAGATATCTGGTAATACTTTTGATGAAACTTTAACAACATTTGACCAGACAGATGTTAAATTTGATGTTGCATAAAAATGATTATAAATAGTAAAGAGAAATTAGTTATAACAGTAAATAATGAATTAAAACGTGTTAAACAAGACTATGAAATAGTAAATGGTCAGTTAGTTTTTAAACAAGCACCTGAACCAAATGCTAAAATAACTGTTATAAAAAAAGTAGAAGAAAAGTAAAATGGTAAAACAAATAATTAACATAGGTACTACAGATAATGATGGAACAGGTTCTACCATTAGAGCTGGTGGTGATATAGTTAATGATAACTTTACTGAAATTTATTCTGCTATAGGTGATGGATCAACTATAACTTTTGAGGTATCTATATCTAGTCCGTCTGATGGTGATGGTTTAATATACGATAGTGCTTCTACAAAATTTATAACATCATCTTTAGTTACAAGTTCATCTACTACAACATTAACTAATAAAACTTTTGACGCTAATGGAACAGGTAACTCAATATCAAATATAGAAGTTGCTGATTTAGCTTCTGGTGTTTTAGATACCAATTTGAGTTCAGTATCAGTAAGTGACAACACCTTAGCATCAGCAAAATCAATTAAAACTTATGTTGATAATGAAGTTTCAGGTTTATCAAGCACTTTAACAATTAGAGATGATTCTTCAACTACAGATAATATTGTACTTGGAACTGACACTTTAAGTTTTGCTGGAGGAACTGGTTTATCTTCAACTGTAACTACCAATACTATGACATTTAATATTGATAGCACCGTAGCAACACTTACAGGTTTGCAAGTTTTGACAGGTAAAACAATAAATGCACCTGATAACACCATTACAAATATTTCAAACTCAAATTTATCAGGATCTGCAGAAATTACAAATGCTAATTTAGCAAATTCTACAATTTCACTATTAGATGAAACTTCAACAGCAGGAAGTGTATCGCTAGGTGGAACATTGAGATTAAATGGTGGAACTGGAATAGATACTTCGGTTTCATCTGATACTTATACTATATCAATTGATTCAACAGTTGCAACTTTAACAGGCTCACAAATTTTAACAAACAAAACTATTAATGGTCCAGATAATACTTTATCAAATATAGCAAATGGCTCACTTACAAACCCTAGTTTTACATTAAATGGTGTAAGTATTGCTCTTGGTGATACAACAACTATATCGGCTGGTACTGATTGGCAGACAGAAAAAACAACAAGTTTTACAGCAGTTGCTGGAGAAGGATATTTTATAAACACAACAAGTGGTGTTATTACGGCAACATTACCATTATCACCATCTCTAGGAGATGAAGTAACATTTGTAGATGCGGCAGGTACTTTTGATACGAATAACTTAACTGTGGCTAGAAACGGTGAACCAATACAAGGTTCTGCTGCTGATTTAACTGTATCAGTTGAAAGAGCTGGTTTTACACTAGTTTATTTAAATGTAACTCAAGGTTGGTTATTAAAAGACAAGTAAAACCATTATAAATATAGTTAAGGAAGATAATAAAAAGATATGCCAGCAATTATAACAAACAAATTTAGAATACATAACGCAGAAAAATTTTCAACTGCATTAACAGGTGCCTCAAATGTCTTTTACTTAGGAATAGGAAGACCGCAAGCGTTTACTACTTCAACTAGACCAGATTCTCGTACTGTAAATGAGGGTTCAGATGCATCTCCATTAACACCAGTAGATTCTATACAAGAAGAATTTTATACATTTGACGATCTACTTGCAGCAAAAAAAGTTGCTATATCAGATATATCATTTGTTATTCCTAGAAGAAACTGGACTTCAGGTACAGTTTATGATTATTATAGACATGACTATGGTAATAGAGTTACAGGAACAACAAGTACACAAACCGCAAACAGTGGTGCAACTACTTTATGGGATTCTACTTACTATGTTGTATCATCAACTTATCAAGTATTTAAGTGTTTAGATAATAATAGTAATGCAACTTCTACAGTAGAACCTTCTGTTTCTGATGGAGAAACTTCTATCTTAACAACAGGTGATGGATACAAATGGAAATATGTGTACACTTTATCTGCTGCTCAACAAACAAATTTCTTATCTACAGATTTTATGGCAGTTGCTACAAACTCAACGGTATCTTCTGCGGCTATAGATGGAGCAATAAATATTGTAAAAATTAAAACTGCAGGAACTGGTTTTACAACATCTGGTGGTTCAACAATTACTGCAATACCTATTAGAGGTGATGGCTCATCTGGTACTGTTACAGTTACATTAACTGGTGGTGCAATCTCTGCAGTGACAGTAACAAATGTTGGTTCAGGTTACACATATGGTTATATTACAGTTGCTGACATAAATGCAGGAACAAACTCTGCAGGTGGAGGATCGGGTACAGAACTAGATTGTATTATTGAACCAAAAGGTGGTCACGGATTTAATACTATTGAAGAATTGGGTGGTTATTATGTAATGTTAAATACCAACTTTGAGGCTGGCGAAGCAGCAAACTCTGGTGACTTTACAACAGCAAATGATTTTAGACGAGTTACTTTACTAAAGGATCCTAAAAGTGGAGGTTCTGCCGCAAGTGCCAATACACTGAGAGGGACAAAAGCAATTTTAGTAACTAGTCCATCTGGAGACTTTACAGTTGATGAAGAAATTAATCAAGCAACAACTGGCGCAGTCGGTAAGGTTGTAGAATGGGACAGTTCAAACAATATTCTTTATTACATACAAACAAGATTTAATGATGAAGGTGTTGACAGTAATGGTAACTTAACAGCGTTTTCTGGAACAAATACAATTACAGGTCAATCTTCAAGTGTAACAGCAACTCCATCAAGTTCAACAACAACAGTTGATAGTATTGTTTTTACAAGTGGTTACAATTCGGGTGAAATTGATGCTGATGAGGGCGATATTATTTACATTGAAAATAGATCACCTATTACAAGAGCTTCAGATCAGACGGAAAACGTAAAACTCGTCATAGAATTCTAATGACTTGTTATGATAGACATTTATAAAATTGAAAATAAAATGAGTTTATCTAAATTAGGTAAAGTAGTGTGGACAAAAAAATGGAAAGTAACCACTCCTAATGATAATACTGTTATAATATATAATTTAGCAGATTATTGTAGA